CCTGCAGGTGCTAAAATAGCTGAATTAGAAAACTGGACACCAGAAAAAGGCCCGGTTACTTTAGAAGATGAAGATGGTAATACAGTTACTACATCTAAACTTAAAAAATCAGCAGATTTTGGAGGTGGAAAAGGCTCAGGAGGCGGTGCAGCGCAAACATCAATACAAGAATCAGGACAATGTTTAGTAAACGCTTTAGTACAAAAATACGGTACAGAAGTAACTAGAGAAGATCTTACAGTAGAAAAGTTAAAATCTGTTGAAAAAGATATAGATTCAAATATAAGTGTTGATAGTATAATCGACTTTATAGTAAGTTCTCCAGGTTGGTCTAATACTTTTATTAATACTGCTAAAAAACTTTTAACCTTTTCTGGCAA